CCAAAATCTATATGACAGGATCATGTCGTTCGTGGATCCATTATATCCAACTGCGTTCTGCTAATGGTACGCAGAAAGAGCATATGGATATCGCTAATGAATGTAAGCAAGTTTTTATTCAACAATTTCCAACTGTATCAGAGGCATTAGAATGGCAATGAATGAACCAATCACCGTAGATGATTATAAAAATGTATCCGAGGAGTTCTTTGGTAAATACAATTACGTTGTAGAACGTATGGGTTCTGGACCTAATAAAGCAGAAGATGTTTTAAAAGTCATGGAAGCATTAAGCGCACAAGTTATTAAAGAACGACTCAAAAATAAAATTGGTCCATTCGGATTCAATAAAAAGACCCAAGAGGAGGAATGATGCCTACGTATCCTGTTAAACACAAAGAGACTGGAGAGACTAAAGAACTCTCCATGTCCATGGCGGAGTATTCGACGTGGCGAGAAGAAAATCCCGAGTGGGATAAAGACTGGCTAGCAGGTTGTGCTTCTGCACAAGAGGTCGGTGAATGGAAACATAAGATGAGTAAGACTCATCCTGGATGGAACGATATCATGAATCGTGTATCCAAAGTCCGTGGTTCAACTGTTGAGTGGTAAATATGCCTAGATCTAGAAAGCGCAATCAACCTGACATCAATGGTATGTCAAACAAACAGATGAAGAGGAAGAAACCTATTGATTCTTCTTATCTGTTACCGGTAGAACCTCTAACAGATAATCAAAAGATTATGTTTGAGGAGTATGATAAAGGACAAAACATCTTTGCTTATGGGTGTGCTGGTACAGGCAAAACATTTGTTGCTTTGTATCTAGCTCTTCGTGATGTTCTTTCCGAACATACAACATATGATAAGGTATACATCGTTAGATCATTAGTTGCTACAAGGGAGATTGGTTTTCTTCCTGGTACACATGAAGATAAAGCATCTCTTTATCAAATTCCATACAAGAATATGGTAAAATACATGTTCGAGATGCCTGATGATGCATCGTTCGAGATGTTGTATGAAAATCTTAAAAGTCAGGAGACAGTATCATTCTGGTCCACATCATTCCTACGTGGTACTACACTAGACAATGCTATCATTATCATTGATGAGTGTCAGAACTTAAACTTCCACGAACTTGATTCAATCATCACTCGTTGTGGTCAAGATACAAAGATTATGTTCTGTGGTGATGCAAGACAATCTGACTTGCAAAAATCTAATGAGCGTACAGGTATCATTGACTTCCAAAAAATCCTTGAGAACATGAAAGAGTTCTCTATGGTTGAGTATAATATTGAAGACATTGTTCGATCGGGTCTTGTTAAGTCTTACTTGATTAGTAAACTTAATCTAGGTCTGTAATGAATATCTTTAATCATGTAAATGAGATCCTGCCTATTGAAATGAAAGCAGAGATGATTGATGGAAAGAGATACTATGTCACTCCTACCGGTGGTAAGTATCCTTCCATCACCACTGTGATTAGTAACAACTCGGCAAAGCAAGCAGGTCTTGCCAAGTGGCGAGCTCGTGTTGGTAAAGAAGCAGCACAAGCAAAAACTACTCGTGGTTGTAATCGTGGTACTCGGTATCATAAACTTGTTGAAGATTATATCAACAACGAGTTGGATACAAAAAAGTATAAAGATATGCCACTGCCGTGGACAATGTTCCACTCTTCTCGTAAGGAACTCGATAATATAAATAGGGTATACTTACAAGAAGCAGCGTTATACTCTGACTATTTACAAATTGCAGGACGGGTGGACTGTATTGCAGAGTATAAAGGGGAACTGTCTATCATTGATTTTAAGACAGCAGCAGAACCAAAAAAAGAACGATATCTTTACGACTACTACGTACAAGAATGTGGATACGCATGTATGTTGCGTGAAGTATACGGGTTGTCTGTAAAGAAATTAGTTACGATTGTTGCTTGTGAGAATGGCGACACCCAAGTAAGTGTTGTTCCACCAAAAAAAGAATATCTCTTATCATTGCAAGCATATATCAAGGAGTACCAACAAAAACATGATAGAAAAACTAGAGGATAAATTTATGACTACTGCGAAATTTTCGCAAGATGTTGAGAGAATTGCATACGAAAACAAAATGAATTATATCGATGCGATTGTTCACTACTGTGAAACAAATGAGATTGAAATTGAATCAGTATCTAAACTGATTAGCAAACCTCTGAAAGAAAAACTAAAGTATGATGCACAGAAATTAAACTTCATCAAGAAAACTACTAGAGCTAAACTATTGTTGGTATGACAAGCGAGTTTTTTAGATCCGAAATGGTCCAAGGTGACTTACAAGAACTTGCAAAACTGCAAGAATTTTGTATGAAAAGTATGGTAGTGTTCCCTGCACTGTCTCCGGAAAAACAGATGGAATACTTTGATGTTCTTGAAGAAATGATTCAAAAACAGAAAGTTTTTTATGCTCGTCTCAAGTTGAGTGGACCAGATGACGAAGAGGCACAAGACATGGCAGATAGCATTAAGCAAGCTGCTATGATGTATGGTGCCAGCGAGCATGAGGATGCTAATGTGGTGTTCGATGATCTCATCGGCAAAGTTCAGAGTATGAAGAAAACATTAGAGGCAGAAGGGTCTTGACCCTGCCTTCTGCCTGTGCTATAATAACAACGTGATCGAGGGGTCGCACAAACCAAATCCAAATCCGAAAAATCCAATGTCTTTTGCAGATCTAAAGCGTAAGTCCCAGACCAACTTTGACTTCCTTCAAAAGGAACTCACTAAATCCAGCACTGCCTCTGGTGGTGCCGATGAACGTCTCTGGAAGCCCGAACTTGACGCTAGCGGTAACGGTTATGCAGTATTGCGTTTCCTTCCCGCTCCTGAAGGGGAAACCCTTCCCTGGGCGAAACTATACCGTCACGCCTTCCAAGGACCAGGCGGTTGGTTGATTGAAAACTGTCTCACTACTAATGGTGATCAGTGTCCCGTCTGTGCTCACAATAACAAGTTGTGGAACAGTGGGGTTGAGAGTGACAAAGATGTTGCTCGTAAACAGAAGCGTAAACTGGAATACTATTCCAACGTTCTGGTTGTGAGTGACCCCAAGCACCCTGAAAATGAAGGTAAAGTATTTCTTTATAAGTATGGCAAGAAGATCCATGATAAGATCATCGGTGCTATGCAACCTGAATTCCAAGACGAATCTCCTGTAAATGTATTTGACTTTTGGGAAGGTGCTAACTTCAAGCTGAAGATCCGTACCATTGCTGGTTACTGGAACTATGATGCTTCGGAGTTCACTGCACCTGCTGCACTCTCTACTGATGATGACGAGATGGAATCATTGTGGAAGCAAGCATACAGTCTGGAAGCATTCACTGCTTCTAGCGAGTTCAAAGAGTATGGAGCTATTGAGAACCGTTTGAATGCTGTGCTTGGTCTTTCTACTCCTCGTGCAGTAGCACAAGCACAACAGGAAGAAGAGTTTGAACCAGTTGCTATCAGTACTATTGGTAGTAATGATTTCAACTCATCAGATATCACCGCATCATCTACTGATGATGACGATGCTCTATCTTACTTCCAAAAACTTGCTGAAGAATGATACAGCGAAGGGGGTCTATGACCCCCTTTTTTTATACCCCTGTTTTCTTCAGACGTTTTGAAATAAAATCTGATGATTGTTTGTAGTTATTTTCTTTTCTAAATTCAGATACAAACTGTGTAAGGTATCTTGTTTTTAATAGATAGATTTCTCTACGACTATTATTTAATTCTTCTTCGTGATCAAACGCACTCACTGGGTATGATACTGACGAACCAGGAACTGACACCGTAGTAGTTCCATCCCAGTAGTTAAAAGATTTATTGTAAAAAGATTCATCCACTTTTAAACCTGCTTTCAATGCAATAACAGGTACTTTTCTGGGCGTAGCATCACCAGTTAATGATTGATTAGTTTTTACTTCGTTGGTCTTGTAGTAGATAGGAGCATAAGGATTCTCATACTTCTTCTCACAGTACTTTTGCAGAGCATAAGATGATATCGGCCAGTCAAACAGTGGATTAATAATATTGTTGGTAAGTATCACAACCCAGTCGTAGAATGGTGTGTCGTAAATAGCATTAGAAATAGTTGCTGGAGTTTCTCCATCTTCTACTGCATACTTGTTGTAGTAAACAGAAGAACTAAAGATCTCCGGAACTATTTCATATCTTCTGAAGAAATTCTTTGCAGTTACAAAGTCTGAACTTGTAAAAGGATATCCGATAGGTTTAGTATCGTATTCTATGTTAGGAATGAGATTAAAGTACATTAGAAAGACACTCCCTCGATAGCGACATCTGATTCAAATAGCATCTTCAATTCTTTGAAGTTGATTGTTATGTTAGTAGCAACTGGTGCTCCTCCTTCATATGATGCCCATGAACCATCAGGTGTATAGTTAATCGATACATTACTGATAGCACAAGGTTTAAACTGTGATACAAATGGATTCGGACTGCTGCCTGTCATAAAAGTTACACGTACTACATTTGGGACACCAATAAAACCACCACCTCCAAATGATGGAAGCATATTTTTTTTAAAGGTGTTGCAAATCGCACGAATTTGTTTTGTTTCTTCTTCGTTAGACGCAAACATTTTGTAAGTCAATGAAAATGTTCTCATCTCTGGAGATTCATACATCATTTCTACATTAGGATTCACGATTGTACCAGTAATTCCTCCTAATGCTTGATTAGTTGTCACTCCAGAACCTAATGCCTTGTTAGCATTACTTGTGATGAAGTCTACTGCTCCTTTTCTTGCAGAGTCGCTAAAGTCTTTAAAAGTTTGACCGAGATCGAAGTTTCCACCTGCTGCTTTCATCAAACGACCAGCAAGAAACCCAAAACCAGCACCAGACCAGTTTGCACCATATTCTGACTGAATATCTTCAGGCATATACATTATAATATTCTTGCCAAATTTAGGTCCTAAAATATTCTCGCTGTTGGTAAAATCTATAGAGGTCTCATATTCATCGGCTTTCGTTTTTCCGCCAGTACCCGCAAATGGTGCTTTATATTTAAAGAATTCAAATGTAACGTAGTCAGTGTCTCCTTCGATTCGTGCGTTACTATATGGGTATCTATAAGTAGAAGATTCTAAATTTAAACTGCCGAATTTAGAGGGTACAAGCGTAAATTCTTTTTTTGCCTTTTCAGCTTCTGCCACCTTCTGTCGCTGTGCCGCTGCCCTTGCCCGTGCCGCAGCGTTTTCTTTTGCCTTTTGTTCTCCTCTGGTCATTACGTCACCATCTCCTTATCTGATTGTTTACCATAACCTTTGATGATACGTTTTGCTTTGATACGATCCTGATCTTTTTT